GATATTTCTGGTGCTGGTTTTGGAGGTGCTACAGTTGAATCATGCCAAAAGGCTTGCGATTCAAATACTAACTGTGCTGGTTTTGTTACTAATAAAGATGGAACTATATGTTGGCCAAAAACAAATGGAATGTATCCATATGGTGGTCCAAGTAGTCAAAATTCAGATAGAAACATTTATGTTAGAAGTAAAACACCAAAAACTCCTCCAATTGGTGTTCCAGGAACAGTAGTTAATATAGACTCTATTTTATATGACAATTATAAAGATGGTGGAGCAATCGGCAAAGCATATGGACTCTCAAATGCTACAAGTACACAAAAAGATCAAATATCACAACTTCAAACCAAATTAAACTTGTTAACAAGCCAAATTAATGGTTATACAAATAAGTTCAGTTCTGGAACTGAATCATTAAATAGTCAATCTAGCAAAAATTTGGAAGGATTAGGAGATTATTTAAAAGATTTTAAAAAAACAAATAATAATATTAAAAATTTTAATGCAACAAATATGGAAAATATTTTAAATGATAGTGATATTACAGTTTTACAAAAGAATTATGATTATTTATTTTGGAGTATTTTAGCAGCTGGAACTGTATTAGTAACTATGAATCTGGTAAAAAAACAATAAATTAATATTTATATTATTTAATTATCTTCTTATAATTTATATAATATGTCTGATTTACCGAATATTTCACAAAATAACGAGCAAGTACTTAATGATATTCAATCATTACAAAAAATGGAACAAGATTTATTTAGTAGTTTAGAAACTAATACTAATTTAACACCTCAGCAACAACAAAAAATAATTGAAAAAATGAATCAAATAACGAATATGCGTATTAATTTATATCAAACATTAAGTGGAGTAAACAACTTTTATGGTACAGCATTACAATCTTCTGCTGGAACTTTAAAAGAACAAACTGCTGCCATAGGAATTGTAGAAAGTGAATTAAATAGATCCAAAAAACGTTTACAGCTTTTAGAAGCTGAAAAAAATAACAAAATACGTCTTGTTGAAATTAATGATTATTATGGTGATAAATATGCCGAGCATTCTCAGCTAATGAAGATTATTATATTCACATTAGTTCCTATAATTATTTTAGCATTTTTAAACAATAAAGGTATATTACCTAATACAATTTACAATATTTTAATTGTAATAATATCTTTCATTGGAGCATACTTTATGTGGATACGTTACTTTTCTATTATAATGCGCGATAATATGAATTATCAAGAATATGATTTCTATTTTGATCCAAATGCTGCTCCTACTGGTTCAACAACAGATAATAGTAGTAGCGACCCTTGGTTATCATTAAAGATTCCTGGAACATGTGTTGGCGAATATTGTTGTTCTGATGGTCAAACATGGGACTCTGATATAAATCAATGTGTTGGCTCATCAACTGTAACAGCTTCTAGTTCAACTACAACTGAGTCTTTTGTAACGGAATCAATGGTTAATAACGTTTTAACTAAAAAACAAAATGGTAAATATAAAGATGATGTTAATATAGGTAATATTCAAGAATCGCCAAATAAAAGTTTTATCAATAAATAAAAATAAATAAATAAATCATTAAATTCTTATAGTTGTATAATATAGTAATGAGTAATAAAATTGATATGAATAAGTTTAATAATTTAATTAGCCAGGCTTCAGACGCTATAATGTGTAATTCAGAATGTAAAAAACAAAGACAAGCTGATAAACTTAAGCAAAATTATTTAAACTCTCAGACTAATTTAGCTTCCGCATCTAATCAACTTCAAGTAGCACAAAAAAATTATGTTACATTTACTCAAGGTCAATCTGGATATAATGATTTGCTTGATAATCAATTACAAGAAAAGGCTCAACAAATTGCTGATCAATTTACAGAACATTTTGAGACTGATTCAAACGCAATTAAAACACAAATTGAGACCTATAAAGGTTTATTATTAAATTTTAAAAATGTTGCTGAACTATATCTAAAATATAAAAAAGAAAATGTTCAACTAATCAAAGATTTAAAAGATGAAACTAGTGATGTTCTTACAAACGAGAGAAAAACTTATTACGAAGACCAAAAAATTGATGGATTGAAAGGTTTTTACTTCTATATTCTTTTAACAATTTATGTTATTTGTGTTATTTGTTTTGGAATTTTCTCTCTAATGTATCCATCTCATACTAATTGGAAAATCAAATTAGCTTCCTTTATTGGGTTTATATTGCTTCCATTTTTCTCGACATTGATTTTAGGTAAAATAATATATTTGATTTACACTGTATATGAATTGCTGCCTAAAAACGTTTACGCACAAAAAAATTATTAAAACAAAATATTTAAATTTATATAATTTTAAATATTTTAAAAATTTACATCATCTCAGTCAAAGCATCTTCTTCTTCTTCAGGTTCGACAAATTTAACACAATGCCATCCTGTACTTTTACATTGACCAAATTTCTTATTCATGTATTCGAATAGTTCTTCACCCTTTGGTACCTTTCTAGATCCTTGAGTAAGTTCGAACCACTGCTTAAATCCGTCTTGTAAACCTCTCTTACCAATTTTATCTTGTGTTTTATCAGTTTTAGCAATTTTCTCACTAATAAATGCTGAAATATGATCTTGTCCCTTTCTATACTTATTAGAAGCATTCAATACAGTGTCACAATCTTCAACAATACCATTAGTTTCAAAAGCACGTTTTACCAACATACTTGCGAAAACTGGCGCCAAACTAGGCAATTTATCTTTCAAGCTTTTATCTTTTAAATAAACATATGGAGTATCATCTGTATGTGATTCACCTTCATCAATAAATTTAGACATAAAATCACACTTTCTAATTCTTCTCCATGTACCATCATCATTACTTTGAATATCAAACAAATTATTAGTACAAACTACTAAACTAAATTGAGGTTCGAATATTTCTGATTCAGAATACAATCCTCTTGCTTGAATAGGATCACCTCCAGTAAGTTCTTTCATAATACCTTCATTCAATTTTGTATCCTTTGATGGTTCTTGCATAACAGCATATCTGACACCTTTAAGCTTCAATACTTCATCAGATGTGCCACCAATTTTACCTCTCACATCAGTAACAAGAGTAATAGGAACTGTTCCTTTATATTCTCCTAATGTGACTGACATCAAATCAGCAATAATAGATTTACCATTTGAACCACTACCATGATAAACATTGAATGTTTGATTTTTATTAGCACCAATTAAACATGATGCTAAATGGTCTCGCATATATCTATTTAAATCAGGAATAGGAAATAACTTATTCATAAATATTTCAATTTCATTAGCAGTTTTCATAAAATCAGCATCATTCTCATTGTAAGGAACATAATTTATTTTTGTTGTCTTTGTAATATAATCTTCAGGATATCCTTCTCTAAAAACTTTATTAGCAAAATCAACAACACCATTAGTAAAACACATTAAATATTTATTTGTGTCCATATTTCTAATAAATTCTCCATCATAAAAGATTTCAGCAGCTTCACGCATAATATGATCTTTATCAGTAGTTTTCTTTAATTTTATACTTATTTCACCAACAAGCTTAGCTTTCTTTTGAATAAATATCCTTCTTTCATCATCTTCTTGATATTCACACATTTCCTTTGACATTTGGTCTCCTTTTGATGATAATAAAGCATATAATTCCTCTGATATCTTTGATCTAAGACTTAATCCCTTATCGGAAATCCATCTATGATTTCTAAACTGATACCAGATACCTTTTTTATCGTAACTTACACAAACATATTTATCTTTATACATTTGCTTTAAAACCATAGCCATGTCATATTCTGTTCCAGTTTCAAAAGCTTTTTCAAGATAATGATCAATAGTGGTTTGCTTAATTTTTTCATATTCATTAAAATTATCTTTTCTAACCCAATACATAATTGATTTACGCGTAACTTTAATACCATCTTGATTTGTTCTATGAAATTTCTTCCATAGACAGTATAAATCAGAAATTGTTCTATAATCAAAATCCTTCGCTTTGCTTCTTAACTGAACCCATGATAGAAACAATCTTTCATCGGTATGTTTTAAAGCAAAAGCTACTTGTCTATTCAATAAATGCGAACCTGGTTCATAATATTTTTCAGGCAACGCTTGAGTAAAGTGATGTGTTTCCGCTATCTCATATTCATTTGTTTTTAAATGCATTATCATTAAATTTACAGCTTTTTCCAAAGTTTCTCTATCTTTAATATCATTAATAGAAATAGAATCTTCTTCAGGATTTTCATTATCATCTTCTACAATTAAATTCATTTTAATCTTACTTGATGCTTTCTTAATTTTAGCACCTTTGTTTTCGATGCGCTTATTGTATTCATCTATAATTTTAGGATTAATTTCAAATTTAGGATTTTTGTCATATTGAACAGATAATTTTGCGAAATTATTCTTTAAATCAAATCTGCTTACATCTTCTTCATTCATCTCAAATTGTCCATCCGCACCATCAATCGTCATAGAATATATATGTGTTAATTCATATGCTTCATTTCCAGGTTTTCTAGAACCAAATAGCTGCCAATTTGTTTTTCCTCTACTAATTCCTTCATCTAATACTGAATCCCATGTATTAATTAAAGGTAAATCCCAAATTTCACTTAATTTTTCAATCATTTTCTCACGAATCAAGATTTGCATTGTATGATCAACTTGCATTCCTATTAGCATATGTATTCCATCTTTTGTAAGTGAACCATCTGCTAACCTATTTACATTTGGCTTTTCAAAAATATAAATATTAAATGTCTTATTTGCCTCTATTATATAACATTCCTTAAGTACTTCGGCGTACTCACATACCATATCACTAACATGTTCCCTGGTATGTTGTCTTGAATTTACGTCATGATTGTATCTAAAGTCAAAATCTACAGCCATAGGTCCTCCTATATCTAATTGTCTTTCAGTTAGGTATTCCTTACGTTTTTTATTAAATATACTATCATGATATAAGCTATAAAATGTTTGTAGTTCCTCATTAGGTATTATATAAGAACCGGCATATATATTCAGTTCCTTATCTCCGATTCTGGTATGTGTAAAACTTAATGATTCGCCTACCTTTTGTTCATTCTTAGCACTATGCTTTGCTAGAAATTCGTTTAAATCTTTAAATTGAGACGATGAATTCATATTTGTTGTCATTTGTTGATATAATATACAAACATTTTTCTATTTCATTTTTTTTAAAATTCATAAATATAATATAATATATAGTTTATATGACTATTTAAAAAATATAAGTGCTTAACGGTTATATGTTATTTATGAAACTTAATAAATAACATGTAAAGTTTTAAATTTTAATTAATAATTAATTATTAAAATTAACGGTGATATTTTTTGGTACCTTTTCTATGCTTTCTTTTCTTTCCTTTCTTTGTTTTTCTTTTTTTACGACCCCCCATACTATTATTTGTTTGCATGCTAGAATCATGTGCAGCAATCATAGCCTTCGCGGCCGTTTTACATCTATTTAAGCATTGACCTAATGCATATGTTTCTGTCTCAGTTAGAGAGTTTAATACGGACCCTTGTAATTGTTTTAATGCGTTAATTGTGTCTCCTTTTACTTTTTCCAAATCTGCGGTTGCTACTTGTTTACCTTTATTTAATTCATCTGCTGCCAAAGATGATACTTTAGATGTTGCGTATGAAGCTACTAAATTAGCCATTATATTGTATTATATTATTATTATATTTTATTATTTATGAAACATATATAAAACTATACATTGTATTATAATAATACTAATATTATTATGACTACATTTATTACAAAAGATACTATTTCTAGATTATTGAAGGATGTTAAACATATTTTTAAAAATCCTCTTACTGAAAATGGGATATATTATATTCATGATGATTCTGATATTATGAAAGGTTACGCGTTAATAATTGGACCTTCTGATACACCATATTTTGGCGGTAACTATTTTTTCGAGTTTAATTATCCTGCTGATTATCCTCATACTCCACCAAAAGTTACATATTTTACAAATGGTAATAATATTAGATTTAATCCAAATTTATATGTTTGTGGCAAAGTTTGTGTTTCTCTCTTAAATACATGGAGAGGAGACCAATGGACATCTTGTCAAAGTATTTCTACTGTTCTTTTAACACTTTGTAGTTTACTTTCTAAAGATCCATTATTGAATGAACCAGGCGTTGATAAAAAACATATTGATAATAAGCCATATGATGAAATTATTCAATATTCTAACATTGATATTGCTGTGTGTGATATTATTCGGAAAAAAAATGGTATTTTCATGCCATTTTTTGAAAATTTCTATCCGTTTATCAAAGAGAATTTTCTTAAAAATTATGATAAAT